TAAAGAAGCAAGTGATCCCTCACATCGCAGAGATGGGTTGGTTCAAGGGCTTGGACGGACGCAAGGTCAAGGTTCCTAACGAACACAAGACACTTGCAGGGTTGCTACAGAATGGTGAGGCTGTCGTCATGAAACATGCGGCGCTTAGATGGACAAACTCCGCAAGAGAAGCAGGGATTAAGTTCAAGCTAGTCACGTGGCCACATGATGAATGGCAGACGGAAGTGTACGGAGACAAAGAGCAGGCAGAGTTACTGGGTTCCATCCAACGTCAGTCCATTGTTGACACCGGGGTAAAACTCAGTATACTATGCCCTCTCGCAGGATCGACTGATATCGGTCGTAATTGGTTTGACACCCACTAAAGGAGACGACAAATGGGTAAGACGAAATACGGTACCTTCGAAGGTGAAATCTACTGGGCGCGTGTGTTCCCCGGTAACATGGACGACAGTGAATACCATGAGAAGACTGAGGGTCAATACAACTGCATGTTCGTCCCGAAAGACGACGAAGAGTTGAAGAAGATGCTTAAGCTTGGCTTCCCTGAGAAGTCTATGGGTAACCCTATGATCCGTGAGATTGAGGCTGCTGATGGTCGTAAGGGCATGAAGCTCAAGCGCCCTAACAAGCACCCTAAGATCGAAGACTTCGGTGGTGCTCCTGTGGTAACCCACGGCAAGACCGACAAGGCTTGGGATATGGACGTTGACGGTGAGCTTGGGAATGGCACTAAGGTTGCCGTTCAGATCAGCATCTATGGCGAAGGTTCCACTGCCTCTGTGCGCCTTGAGAAGGTAGGTGTGCTTGAGTTGGTGCAGTTTGAAGCCTCTGGCGCTATCGGCTGGTAAGATACTAAGGGGGAGCGAAAGTTCCCCCTCCACCAAGGAGAACGTAATGGCTATCACGGCTACGTATATCGGCCACATGGGAAGTGATCTGTCTGTCGTCAACGCAGCACGGGTTAGCTTCGGTAAGAAATCCCACTGTGAAGAAACACGTTGGGTTGATATGGGTGATTGGTGCGGGGATATGCCTGTTGTAAATGACAAAGACAGCAAGCTGATCCACTACCTCGCTACCCACGGACACTACTCACCCTTCGGCCACTGCTTCGCATCCTTCCACATCAAAGCACCCATCTTCGTAGCACGACAGTTGGTGAAGCATGAGTACCTGCGTATGAATGAGATTAGTCGTCGTTACGTCGATAGTGAACCTGAGTTCTATGTACCTGATGTGTGGCGTGGTCGTAGTAAGTCCAAGAAGCAAGGTTCTGATGGTGTCGTTGAAGACATTCAGACGGATGCCCTACCACAGTGGCACGATGATGCTCTACACTACTACTCTATGCTGCTTGAGTCTGGTGTAGCCCCTGAAATGGCCCGTATGGTCCTGCCTCAGTCTATGTACACCGAGTGGTACTGGTCAGGTTCGATGGATGCCTTCGCTAATATGTGCAACCTACGTCTCAAGGAAGATACCCAGTACGAGACACGTCTGGTAGCACAACAGATCGACAAAGTAATGAGAGACCTATACCCCGTAAGCTGGTCAGCCCTAGTTGGAGAAACGACAAAATGAACAAAGATGCCTACGACCTATTCGACGAATTTCTCCTGAGTGATTTTGTCGACAACCTAGTCACCTACCGTATCCGTGAGACTATCCTTGGGCTTCGCCTCTCTATTGACGCCCTTGAGTTTCGTAACCGTACGCAGGGTGGACTGCCTAAGGCTCTACGGGAAGACCTTGATGAGCACTGGGAAGACCTAGACAGTATGGTCCGTGCCTACATCTACTTCTCAGGGGACTACGAGATGGAGCATATCCCTGAGTGGACCCATAAGGATATCCCACAGGAAACACCGGGGTGGGATTACTGGAACCAAGGTGACATCAAGTGAGGATTCTGGTTGACGGGGATATCGTAGCGTACAGGGCAGCTTACTCGACCGAAGGTGAGACAGCAGAGACAGCTAAAGAGAAAGCTGACGAACTGATGGACAACATTGCCTTCGACACGACGACAAGAGGGGAAGAGTTGGAGGTGTTCCTCACGGGTAAGGGAAACTTCCGCTACGATCTGTCCCCTACGTACAAGGCTAACCGTAAGGATACACCACGTCCTGAACACCTTGGTCTTGTACGTGAGCATCTCGTTGAGGCGTGGGATGCTGTCGTTAGTAAGGGTCAAGAGGCTGATGATCTGATTGCTATTCGTGCCACAGAGCTTGCCTACGACTGCACCATTGTGTCGACAGATAAGGACTTCAAACAGATTCCTTGTCGTCACTACAACCCGAACAAAGGTGAGTGGACATCCGTAGGTGAGTTCGAGGGTACCATGTTCTTCTATTCCCAGATCGTTATGGGTGACAGAGCGGACAACATCGAAGGCATCCACGGTATCGGACCTGTGAAGGCTAAACGTCTCTTGTCGGAATGCACTACGGAGCAAGAGTTGTACGACAAGGTTCTAGGTGCTTACGACAACGACGAGGAACGTGTAATCACCAATGCCCGTCTCCTATGGCTACGACGCAAAGAGGAAGACGTATGGTACCCGCCAAATCAAAGATAAGACAGAAAGCACTCAAGGCTGGCTATCGTTCTGGCCTTGAGGAAACCGTAGCGGATCAGCTTAAGAAACTAGGCGTAAGGGCTGAGTACGAGACGACAAAGATCAAGTACAGGGTAGAGGAGGACAGAACGTACACGCCCGATTGGCTTTTACCTAACGGGATCATTGTCGAAACGAAGGGAAGGTTCGTAGCTGCAGACCGAAAGAAACATCTTCTGATCCGTAAGCAGCATCCAGAGCTTGACATTCGTTTTGTCTTCTCCAATAGTAAGGCTAAGCTAAGTAAAGCGTCTAAGACTACTTACGCTGCATGGTGCATCAAACACGGCTTCCTCTACGCCGACAAGGAGATACCGTTAGAATGGCTAACGAAGTAAAAGTCCACCGGGTCATTGAAGGTCCGTTCGAGAGCGACGACGAGGATGAAGTCTGGATGCTTTGTCTTGGTGAGGAAGACGGAGAGCTTACGGAGATTGAGGTCTACTTCGACACCTTCGACGAGGCTTACGCTTTCAAGCACCACTTCACTAAGAGTATCGAACCCATCATCCTAGCTAACGACACAGGGGATCACTAACCATGAAAACTCACCTCGTCATTGGCGACCCCCACGCCCACCCTGACTACTCTAACGCACGGGCTGATTGGTTGGGTAAGCTGATCTTGGACCTCAAGCCAGAAGTTGTCGTCAATATGGGGGACACTGCGGACCTAGCGTCCATGTCCTCATTCGACAAAGGAAAGGCATCCTTCCACGGACGTAACTACCAGAAGGACATTGAGGCCCACCTAGACTTCCAAGATCGTATGTGGCACCCCATCAAGAAGGCGAAGCGTAAGCTACCACATCGTGTCGTCCTTGAGGGTAACCACGAGAACCGCATCAAGAAGGCTATCCAGTATTCCCCTGAGCTTGAGGGTGATCGCTTCGGGGTCTCGTTCAAGAACCTAGCCTTCGAAGACTACTACGATTCTGTTGTCGAATACGATGCGTCTACCCCCGGTGTGATTAACCTAGACGGAATCGACTACTGCCACTACGCTGTCTCGGGTGTATCTGGAAGGGCTTTGTCGTCAATCCACCATGGCTACGACCTTACGGTTAAACGTCACACCTCGACTACCGTAGGCCACAGCCATCTGTTCGACTACCATGTGAACCGTGATAGTAGTGGACGTGTTAGGATGGGTCTTGTGGCTGGTGTTTACCAAGACTATCGTAGCCCTTGGGCAGGTGACATTAACTCGTTCTGGACCGCTGGTGTTGCTATCTGTCGTAACGTAGAGAACGGTGTGTACGACTTTCAATGGTTGAGTATCGACACAATGAAGAGAGAGTACTCGTAATGTTTGGCTTGGAGAACAAACTAAATGCCCTAATCGAGAATTATGGGCTTGCTTTACTCCTTGAGCAGAACGATATATCTGACTACGTTGTCGTCTTGTTTCTTGTCGAAGAGGGTTACATTGACCTAGCCGACTACTTCAACCTTGATGCTGAACTGAAAGAATGGAAGAGGATCGAAGAATGATGGACTTTGGAGACGCACTACGCGCCCTAAAGCAAGGCAAGCGCCTTTCGCGTAAGGGGTGGAATGGCAAAGGCTTGTGGTTGGAATTGCAGGTTCCTGACGCGCACAGCAAGATGACTTTGCCTTACGTCTACCTAAACTACCCGAACGATTCCTTGCACACACCGGGCGCTCGGGTTCCGTGGCTTGCCAGCCAGACCGATATGTTGGCCGAAGATTGGGGAGTTGTCTAATGATTAGTGGTGAGGATATCGAAGCGTTCTTGGATGAAAAGCGTAGGGCTGACCTTACGCTCAATGCCTACCAGAAAGCTGCACGACGTACGGCTATCTACAAGGACAAGATCATCTACCCGGCTTTGGGTCTGTGTGGTGAGTCTGGTGAGGTAGCAGAGAAGATCAAGAAGTATCTCCGTGATGGAGTTATGAACGACAAAGAAGTGGCTAAGGAGCTTGGTGATGTGCTCTGGTACATTGCGAACCTAGCCGAAGACCTTGGGTACGACCTAGCTGAGATCG